AATGACTACGTTTTAAGTTTCTCTTGTAACAGCACAAGGATGGTCATGGCCTGCAATGACACCACAGTATTCCGAGTTGCGGCGTCAGTTTCAGGCTCAGGTAGTAGCAATGATTTCGCCTTTAGCCTTAATAACATTTCACTAAGAGTTGTTGGAGTTTGGTTTTAATCCATAGAAGGAGACACTAAAATGAGTACTATTAAAGTAAACACAATATCAGACACTGATGGATCAGGCTCACCTAGCTTTCCTAATGGTAACGTCGGTATTGGTACTGCTACTCCATCAGGGGCGCTTGAAGTCGTTGGTACTGTCAAGTCCACTGCCTTTACAGAAGGTGTTTTCGCAGTAACTGGAGCAACCCCTGCACTTGATCCTGCAAACGGCTCTATCCAAACGTGGACACTCACTGAATCATCTGCGCCAACAGACTCATTTGGAACTGGTGAAAGCATGACATTGATGATTGATGATGGATCAGCTTACACGATCACTTGGCCTACTATCACTTGGTCAAACAACGCAGGTGCAGCACCTACGCTGGCTACCACTGGCAAAACAGTTATAGCTCTGTGGAAAGTCTCAACAACTCTCTACGGTGTACTAGTAGCGGATGGTACATAATGCTTACTAATAAACTTCTTGGTGCTGGTGCTAGTGGTGAGAAGGACATGATTGTAGAATATACTGATGCTGTTTTTGTGCCCTCGCAGACAGGAACCAGTTTTTCACAAACAGTAGACACAGGAACAACCACATACTCAGGGTACACTAGGTATGTACTCACCATTTTTGGAAATGTATCAGCTGGATCAGAATACGCCGCCGCTGGGCCTGACTGGTCTGGTAATGCGCCTACTCTAGGTGGGACAACCACTACAGTCCTTGCGACCCTTGTTTCAACTGCACCTTTACGTATAGGTTGTGTGTACTCAATTGTAGCGACAAACACTACAGGTGATCAAACCTTTGCGATAAACCTAAATGCAGACACAGCGGGTTCGGGTGTTGTTGTTTTTAACGTGTTTATTAAAGGCGGGCCTCCTGTTTTGCAAGACTCTGACATTACAGAGGGTCTCATAGTGTACAACTTTTCTAGTATTCCTTTATCTGTTAATGAGGGCCAAAATGCAGTCTTTGCGTGCAGTATACCAGAAAACGGTAGCTACACCTTTAGTGGAACGGCAGGTATTAATCAAAGTAATACGGTTGCCAGAGGTGATATAAACAGTAGTGAGTATATGGCAGTAGGGTTCGTGCAGGATGTTTCAAGTGGGTCAAAGAGTGTTATAACTAGTGGTGGAGGAGAAAACGGTTATTTGTCTGTTCTCACAGGCATAGTGCTTAAAATCGGATAACATAGGACAATAATATGTACATCAAAGTAACTAACGGCGTAGCAGGGTACTACACACTGCGACAGCTACGCAAAGATAATCCAAACAGCTCGTTTCCAGAAGAGCCAACTTTAGCTCTCTTGAGTGACTGGGATGTTTACCCGTACACACCGGCGAATCTACCCGACTATGATATGTATACTCAAGTCTGCGATGACTTAGGGTTAATTAAGGTAGGTGCTGTCTATAGTGAGAACTATGTGGTCCGTGATAAGACACAGGAAGAGCTTGCTTTATACATAGTCAATGTAGCCAACGCAGAACGTATGAAACGCAGCGCCTCGCTTATTGAATCTGATTGGACGCAGATTGCTGACGCCCCTGTCGATAAGGCAGTATGGGCTACTTACCGTCAGGAGCTACGGGACATACCAGAACAAGATGGTTTCCCTACGTCAGTTGTTTGGCCTGTTAAACCATAATTTGTATAGGTTTTAACAGTTAGTACTTGACAATGCCTACAGATGTGTATATAATAAGACTTATAGTCGCCCCCCGGTAATATATAGGTATAGTATATGTATAGAGACAAGTATAGGTCAGTGGTAGATGGTATAGAGTTGTTTAATGAAGGTGATATGCACTCTAAGTATACACTAGAAGAACTTAATACCTACCTACTACTACCTATCACTTATGATAGAATAAGACTGTACTACCAAGATGATAAGACTATAGGACTTATAACTTGGTGTTGGTTATCTCCTACTCAGTCTAACCTATTCCTAAACGACGAGTACCAACCAGTCGCAGAAGACTACCAAAGAGAGAACCCCAAGGGAGACTACGTACTCTGGGGTATAGAATTTATAGCCCCTTTCGGCCACACTCGTAAGTTAATGAGAGCTGTAAGGAACGAACATACAGAGCTATATGGAACCACCACGACGGTCCACTTCCGAAGGTTCTACGACAGGAACAAGTTACACAAAAGGACGTTCTGAACATGTACAATCCATTTATGCCTAGTATTTTACCACAGGCTCGTGTTGCCTTCGGAGGAGGTGGAAGTAAAGGTAAGAGTTCACCTGTCACCAAAGCTCAGGGTAGGCCTGCTGCACCTGCTGCATCTGAAATGACATCATCGTTAAGCAGGTTATTGGGACTTGGCGGCAGTACTCAAGCTGATATTGACGCTAAAGCTGCTGCTGATGCTAAAGCTGCTGCTGATGCACAGGCTAAAGCTGAAGCTGATGCTGCTGCTGCGTTAGCTCAACAACAGAGAGACGATACACAGGCTGGTGCTAACCAGCTTATGGATGACTCGGTAAATAACCCAGCTTCTCTGGTTACAACACCTGATGTAGCTACGATTGACCCAAACGCTAGCGGTACTGTTGTACCAGATAGCACAGGTCAAGTAACTGGTGACCTAAACACTATCCAAGGCCCCACTGCAACTCCAGCTGCAACTGTTGATCCTACCTTAGTCGCAGATCAGATGTCTGGTGTAACGGACGGTATTGAAGCAGTACAAGGTGCTGTATCAGATGATGCTACGGTAGCTGCAGCTACACTGGATCCTACTCAGTTAGCCCAACTAGCCTTAGAAGCTAACCAGATTAATGAAGCACAGACAATAAACGCACCTGACGATCGTGTTGTAGGAGCTGGTGAACTGATCCAAGGTTCTGCTGTTAATATGGCTGCTGTTGATGCTGCCTTAGACATTCAAGCTCAAGTTGCTGATCCGTCTACTCAAGCTACAGTACGTGGTCAACTTGGTGAGTTGATGACTGACTTTGATGGTACAAGCCCCCCTGCGTGGGCTGCTGGTGCTTTGCGTAATGCTACTGCCCAAATGGCAGCAAGGGGTCTTGGTGCCTCTAGTATAGCCGGTCAGGCCCTAGTACAAGCTGCTATGGAGTCCGCAATGCCTATTGCTATGGCAGACGCCTCCACCTTTGCTAAGTTTGAAGCCCAGAACTTGTCTAACCGCCAACAGACAGCTATGTTTGCCGCGGAGCAACGAGCTTCATTTATGGAGATGGACTTCAACCAAGAGTTCCAAACTCGTGTAGCTAACGCCTCCAAGATTTCTGACATTGCTAATATGAACTTTACAGCTGGTGTTCAGATTGCACTAGAGAACGCAAGCCTAGCACAGACTGTAGACTTAGCTAACCTTAGTGCAAGTAACGCTAAGATGTTGTCAGACGCTGCAGCTCTTACAGCTACCGACATGACTAACCTTAACAACCGTCAACAGTCTCGTGTAATGAATGCTCAGTCCTTCTTGGCTATGGACATGAAGAACATGGACCTACAGCAACAGTCTGACATGTTTAAGACTCAAGCTACTATCGACGCTATGTTTAGTGACCAATCTTCTGCCAACGCCTCTGCCCAGTTTAATGCTTCTAGTGAGAACCAGACTAAGCAGTTCTTTGCTAACATGCAGACGCAGGTAGACCAGTACAACTCAGGGGTTGCTATTAATCGTGACAAGTTTAATGCACAGAACGCTTTGGTAGTACGTCAAGCTAATGCACTCTGGCGCCAAAACACAAGTACTATTAACACCGCAGCCCAGAACTCAGCTAATGCACAAGCTGCTGCAGCTACTAACGGTCTGTCAGCCTCCATGATTGAAGCTGTCTGGCAACGTGAGCGTGACATTATGGACATGAGCTTCCGAGCTGAGGAGTCTGCGACTGACCGTGCTCTCTCTGTCTTCTTAGGTGGTAAACAAGATGAATTACAGCGGTGGTCTACTAGCCAACAAGTTAAAGCTAGAGAAGACGAAGGTAAGGGTTACTTACTTAATAAAGTACTATTTGGATAAGGAGGAAGTAGAACATGGAATCAGGTCAATTTGCGTATCGTAAGAACCTAGAGAATGCTCGTAAAGAGTTGGCTCGTCGTCAAACACTAGACCAAGGGTCTACTAAGTATAAAGCTGATACAGCCTCAGAGACTGCAGCTAAGGTTGGTCAAGGTCTCATGCGACCTCGTGCTCGTCCTGAAACCCCTGCCTTTGATGATATAACTGAGGGTATGGGTATGACTCTTTTCGAGTCTTTTGCTGACCGTGCTGACGAGGAGATGAATACTTCAAGGGCTCTTACTGAGGGTAAAGAGAGAGGTGCTCCTAGTACATCGCCTAGGCCATTACCTCGCGCAGGTAGTGTCACTGCTACTGAAATGGAGGATCGTGAGCTCTTAGCTCTAACTCTGCAAGCTGAGGCTGGTGGAGAAGGTATGGTCGGTATGTTGGCTGCTGGTTC